CATCTGATGCAGAAAGTGCATCAGGCGCTACAACTGCTTATGTCGCTCCAACACCCACTGGCTTTACAACAGATACATGGGGATCAGCGACAATCATCTACCTCGCCATCCGCCGTGGCCCTATGCGTACACCGACTGATGCGACGAAAGTGTTGGGTATTACGGCAAGAACTGGAACAAATGCAAACACAACTGTTACCGGACTAGACGCTGCTGATGCAGCAATTATTAAAGCTAGAGCATCTGCTCAAGATCCTGTTTTTTCTCACAGGCTTGTCGGAAATGCCTTTTTGCAAAGTAATTTAACGGCAGCAGAACTTGCAGATACAACTGTATTCCAAGCAAATGCGTGGGATGTGCAAAATGGCGTAAAGGTTGGTGGTGATGGGAGAGTGAACGCGGGAACAACATACATCAATTATCTTTTAAGGCGCGCCCCCGGCTTCTTCGACGTAGTCTGCTACACGGGGACAGGAGCGGCGCGCACGGTAAGCCATAATCTTCGCGTGGCTCCTGAGTTGATGATCGCAAAGAACCGTCAATCTGCCACTCAAGGCTGGGCCGTGTACTTTGGGAATAGCGGAAGCTACTTGTTATTAAATTCAACGGCAGTACCAACGACGTCATCAACGATATGGAATAACACGTCACCCACCGTTACTTCGTTCTCGCTGGGGGGCACAGATCCAATTAATCGTGTCAATGACAACTGTGTTGCCTACCTCTTTGCATCGTGTCCCGGTGTGTCCAAGGTAGGCAGCTACACAGGTAATGGCTCCTCACAGAACATCGACTGTGGGTTCACCAACGGCGCACGCTTTGTCCTGATTAAGCGCACCGATAGCACAGGCGATTGGTACGTTTGGGATACCGCACGCGGGATTATCGCAGCCAACGATCCGCACCTGTCGCTGAATACCACAGCGGCTGAGGTGACAACGAACGACACCATTGATCCGCTGTCTACCGGCTTCACGGTCAACCAAGTCGCTGCCACGAACGTCAACGTAAACGCTGCAACCTACATTTACCTAGCTATCGCATAAGGAGGCACGACATGCCCGAATACCGTATCCGCGCCTCTGAAGAGATCATCACCGATCTGGCACGCGCTTTCCCCAACGTCTCGATCCCGATGCCCCCCAGCGCTGACGACCTAGACGCACTGGGCGTCGACCCTGTGCTCGAGGGCGCGCAACCCACGCTCACCCGCTTTCAGTCTGCGGTGCGCTCTGGCCCCGAGCAGGACACCCTGGGCAACTGGGTGTGGGTCTACTCCGCTGTCGATTGGGATGAAGCCGCGATCACCGCTGCGACCGAGCGCCAGTGGGACGCCGTTCGTGCAGATCGCAACGCTCGCCTCGCCGCTTCGGACTGGACGCAGCTTGCAGACGTCCCGCTGAATGAGGAAGAAAAAGCAGCGTGGGCTACCTACCGCCAGGCGTTGCGAGATGTTACAACACAAGTAGATCCGTTCGAGATTACTTGGCCAGAAGCCCCGTAGTCCATTAACTGGAGAGTAACCGGTGGCAGCGGCGTTCGAGAGGACAGCGTTCGAGACGACGGCGTTCGAAGTTCCCGCCGCGTACTCACTCGTGCTTGATGCCGGAAGCTACACGTCGACCGGGGTCCAAGCCACTCTCTTGAGTGCAGAGGTGCTTGGCATTGATCCAGGCACCTTCACGACGACAGGATACCCGCAGGCGTTTAGGTTCGCCGGGATCAACACTCTGTCTGGCGCTGCCTACTTCACGGTCGGGCAAGCCGTCGGCTTCAACCGCACCTGGGTCATCAGCCACGACGGGTACATCGCCAATCTCACTGGGAACGACGCGGCGCTTCAACGTGCCTACCCACTCCCGCTCGATACCGGTGCTTACACGCTCACAGGCGAACCTACGACGCCTCTCTTCGGGTTGGGGGTGCAGCTCGACGGTGCCTCGTACTCGGCGACGGGCGCTGCCGCCGAGCTTCGTAAAACAAACACCATCACACTATCGAACGGCGAATACGCCGTTACCGGCGTCCAGGCCACCGTTATCGCCCAGCGCAAGATCCTCCTGGCTGGCGTTACTTTCGGAGTAACAGGGTCCCAGGCGGGTCTGCGTCGGAGCACAGCGCTCACTCTCGCCAACGGCACGTTCGCAGCCACGGGTGTAGTTATTAGTGGACGTCGCACGTTCATCCTTCGCGCGGATAACGGTGCGGTTACTGCAACCCCATCGAACATCAATCTTGGTTACGCCAGGAAGTTCGATCTGCTTCGGGTAAATTTCTACGCCAACGGGCAGGCAATCCAATTCAAGATGGCTTCCTTCGCTGGGGACGGCCCAGAAGTCATCACCGTGCCGTTTGAGCTTCGGGACGTCATCGTCCCGTTCGAACTCAGGGACGCCATCGTCCCGAATGACACGCGGGATCTATTAGTTACGCAGTGAGGAGTGAGCGATGCGGCTCGGAAAATTCAGTAAGACGCCTGCGGAGCGCAAGCGCTACACGATTGATTATACGGATTGGTTGGACACGAGCGAGACTGTCGCCTCGGTCGTCTACACCCCCGTTCCGGCTACCACTTTTGTGGTAGACGCTCAGTCTATCCTGACCGGAAATAAGAAGATCTCCTTCTACGTCAGCGGCGGAGACGACTTTGAAACCTATAATCTGGAAGTAAAGATAACGACCTCTACCGGACAGGTGAAAGAAGATGTCGTTGTCTTTGCCGTTCGAGACATCTGAGAGTACCACCATGGACGACATCCAGCGCACAGTCGGTAATTTTGAGGCCAAGATCGACCGCCTGGAGCGGGACGTCTCCACGCTCATCAAGAACCAGAACGAGATGCTCCAGATCCTCCACCAGGCCAGGGGCGGGTGGAAGGTGATGGTCATGGTCGGAGGTGCGGCATCAGCCGCGACCATGTTGTTCTATAAGATTGCTAGTTACATCTGGACCCTGCCGCGATGAAACTCAGCGCCCAGGGTGAAAAGCTCATCAAGGAAGGCGAGGGGCTCAAGCTCTACGCCTATGATGACAAGAACCCCAACAAGCCGTTTCTGCGAGGCAAACCGAAGGGCACGCTCACCATCGGCTACGGCCACACGTCGGCTGCCGGTGAGCCTACGGTCGTGCCGGGCATGAAGATCACCAAGGCCGAAGCTGACCGGATCTTCTCGAAGGACGCGCAGAACTTCGCTGCCAAGGTCGACGCTCTCGTTACTACGGAAGTAACTCAGAACCAGTTCGATGCCCTGGTCTCCTTTGCCTATAACGTCGGGATTGGTGCCTTTGGCAAGTCGACCCTCCTCAAGAAGGTCAACGCCCGTCAATTCGACCAGGTGCCCGCTGAGTTCATGAAGTGGGTGAACCAGAATGGCGAGCCTGTTCCGGGACTTGTTAATCGCCGTCGCGCTGAAGTGGCGGTATGGCGGCAGCTCAAGACATCTGATGTTGCGGCTGTTTCCACACCGGTCGACGTACCGAAGCCCGAGAAGCCGATTACGAAGTCCAAGATCGCCAACGCCTCGGTAGGTGTGGGCATCGCAGGCGGGATCGAGGCAGCCAACCAGTTTAGTACGGCTGTCAGTTCTGCGTCGGCTGCGCACGACAGTGTCGGGATTTTGACAGTTCTGCTCAAGTCGCCGACCTTCTGGATCGCAATCGTCATTCTGGCTCTCGCTGCCGCCATCTGGTATTGGCGGTATCAGATGCTGGAAGAAACGGGGGCGTAACCATGCCAATACTGGCTTGGTTCCTCTCGCCAATCGGACGATACGTTGCTATATTCCTGCTCGCCGTCAGCGTACTGGGCGGCATCTATTGGAAGATCCGGTCCTCCGTCCGCGAGGGCGTGCAGACCGAGATCATGACCGAAAGCCTTGGAAGGATCACGGATGCGATACGCGCTGGTGATGCTGTCAGCACTGATCCTGGGAGCGTGCTCAAGGACGACGGGCACTGCCGTGACTGTCGATAGTGTATGCGCGGTCTGGCCTGCCACGAGCTGGTCGACCAAGGACACACCCGACACGATCCGGGGGAACAAGTTCAACAACGCCCGCCGGTCGGGCTTCTGCGGAGAATGACAATGGCAAAGATGTCCAAGCGTATGGCGATCTTCGAGAAGATGGACAAGAAGGCCGACAAGAAGGCTGGCGTCAAGGAAGGCTCCAAGGCCGACATGAAGAAGGACAAGAAGATGCCTGCCTTCCTCATGAAGATGAAGAAGGGCAAGTAATGGCCAAGGACGTCTGGGATAAGCCGCGTCCGAAGGGGCTGGGCAAATCCAAGCCCCTGAGCCCGGCACAGAAGGCTGAAGCGAAAGCCGCAGCCAAGAAGGCCGGGCGTCCTTACCCCAACCTCGTCGATAACATGCGCGCTGCGCGCAAGGGGAAGTGACATGGCTAAGACACCCGCGTGGCAGCGCAAGGAAGGCAAGAACCCGAATGGCGGTCTGAACGCCAAGGGTCGCGCCTCCTACAACAAAGCTAACCCCGGCAAGCCCGGCCTCAAGGCCCCGCAGCCGGAGGGCGGTCCTCGGCGTGACAGCTTCTGTGCCCGCATGAAGGGCATGAAGAAGAAGCTCACGAGCGAGAAGACTGCGAACGATCCCAACTCCCGCATCAACAAGTCGCTGCGGGCCTGGAACTGCTGAAAGGAACGATGATGGCTAAGACCCCCACGAAGAATGAAGCGGTTACTCCCGAAGTAACCGTGACGGTGACCGAGCAGAAGGCCGAAGCCGCTCCGGCTCTCAGCAAGGCGACGCTCGAGGAAATGGAAGCGGGCAAGAAGGCGCTCGCAAAGATCGCGGCTGGCAAATGACGATTGAAGAACTCATCAACCGCGTCTTCTCGACGCGCGACGCAGCGCACCTGACGCATTGGACGACCAAGTCGTATGCCGAGCATCAGGCGCTTGGTGAGTTCTACGACGAGGTGATCGAGCGTCTCGACACGCTGGTGGAAGCCTATCAGGGCTACTTCGGCTTGATCGGGACAGTCGGGCTCAAGCAGATCAGCTACCAGGACTTTCTGGAGTTCATCGGTGACGAGGCGAAGTTGATCTGCGAGTGCCGGTCAGAAATCGCCAAGAACACCCCGGCAATCGAGAACCTCGTCGACAACCTTGCAGAGGTCTACTTCAAGACCTTTTACAAGCTCGCGAACTTGAAGTGAGGCAAGAATGGTTGCGCTTCGGATCAACGTCTTTGGCGGGATGATCCCGGCACAGGATGAACGCCTGCTGCCGGACGGAGGCGCTGCCCTTGCCCAGAACACCTGGCTCTATTCGGGGTCCATCGAGGGGTTCAAGACCCCTCGGTATATCCGCAACCTGGTGAGCTCGACGGCGAAGCGGGTCTACCGCATCCCGAACGATCCCTACGAGAAGACGAACTTCAACAACTCGTTCTGGATGGAGTTCCAGGACGCGGACGTTGAGGTGCTCCGCGCTCCCGTGCGCGACGACAGCTACCAGCGCTACTACTGGGTCGGGCCGACGACGACGCCCGCCTACAACACCTACGCCCGCATCGCTGCCGGGTCTGCTGCCTACAAGCTCGGCATCCCGCAGCCTGCGACCGCTCCCACCGTGAACGCGCCCGTCACGCCGGAGGACACTGTCGCGCCGGTCGCAGCATCTGCCACGATCAACGGTGCGCTCGTCACGGTCATCTTTACGGAAGAGCGCAAGCTCGACGCAGTCAACGTGCCGCTCAAGACCGCGTTTCGCATCACCTCGGCAACCCGCGAGTTCGAGATCACGTCGCTTGCAGTCGACGGACCCAACCGCAAGATTGGCCTGCTTCTCAGCGAGCGCGCCGATCCGAACGAGACTGTCACTGTGGCGTACACCAAGCCAACCGGAGGCAACGATCTCAACGCCATTCAGGACGAGGCTGGCAACGACGCGCCGTCGTTCACTCTGACCTGCACGAACGAGACGCTCGACAAGACCGGACCGGTCTTCGAAAAGGCGCACGTCACGAACGCGGCGCTCACGATCTGGTTCACGGACGCCAACCCGCTCAAGACGACGGACTTGCCGAACAAGTCCGTGTTCGAGGTTATCTCCAACGGCAGCGCCGTCACCATCAGCTCATACACCGTGGATGCGGCGGCGAAGGCGGTCGTGCTCACTCTGGCACGTTCCATCCAGCCGGGAGAGACGACCTACGTCAGCTACACCGATCCGACCTACAGCAACGACACAACTGCGATCCAGGACACTGCGGGCAACGACGCTCAGAGCTTCTACCGCAAGCTGGTCACCAACTTCAGCGTTGATACGGCGGTGCCGAAGCTCGTGGCAACCTCGGCGATCAACAACATCCTCAACCTGAAGTTCGATCTGGCGCTGACGAACAACACCCCGGCTATCGCTCAGTTTGCAGTCACCGTGAACGCCGTCCCGCGCAATCCGATCCAGGTGAACACCGACGGCCCAGACAAGCTCGTCTACCTGACACTGCCGGTCACCACGGCCTATGGCGACGTCGTCCGGGTTACCTACTACGCATCAGACGGATCAGGCACGAAGATCCTGGGTTCGAACAATGTCGCTGCCGCGGCTTTCACTGACGTCAGCGTCGTGAACCAGAACCCGAATTACGCTCCATACGATCCGAACAACGGTGGGGGAGGTGCCTGATGACTGATCCTGTCGCCGTCTGGGAAGATCCCATCGTCATTAGCCGCTCCTACGTCTACACCTATGTTTCCGAGTACGGAGAGGAAGGACCGCCAAGCGCGCCTACCGTCAAGACAGGCAATGTCGGTCAGACGTGGAACCTGGTCATTCCAGATCCAACTGCTCCGCAGCTCGTCAATCGCTCGATCACCAAGAAGCGCATCTATCGCACGGTGACGGCGCTGAACGGCACGGCCTCCTACTATTTCGTCGCCGAGATCAACGTGGGCATCACGGCGTTTGCCGACACCTACGCTGACGACGACATCACGGGTAACGGCGTCCTCGAGAGTGAAGGCTGGACCGAACCGCCCGCGACCCTCAAGGGCTGGGTGGCGATGCCGAACGGCATCATCGCCGGGTGGAAGGACAACGAGATCTGGTTCTCCGAGCCCTATCGTCCGCACGCCTGGCCCGCCGAGTATGTGGCAGTCGTGGATTACCCCGTCGTCGGTTGCGGCGTCATGGGGCAGACGCTCGTCATCTGCACCACGGGCTCTCCGTGGACGGCGACCGGCGTGCATCCGTCGGTCATGTCGCTCGCCAAGATCAACTCTTACGAGCCCTGCGTGTCTCGCGGGTCGATCATCTCGACACCTGGCGGCGTGATCTACGCCAGCCCGAACGGGCTCGTGGTTGCTGTGCCCGGTGCCGTCAATGTCCTGACCAACGGACTTATCGGTCCGGCAGAGTGGCAGGCGGCGACTGACACGAGCAAGCTGCGCGCCGTTCAGTTCAACACGGCATACATGGCGTATCAGGCTCCCGGCACGTCCGGCACCAAGGGCCTGATGATCGAACCATCACAGGCTTACACCCGAAATGGGTACATCGAGCTGGCTGACAGCTCCTACACGATCACGAACATCATGGCCGACCCGTGGTCGTCGACGCCCATCATCATTCGCGGCGGTCAGATCTATGTGCTCGACCAGCCCGACGGGACGAACCTCCAGCCGTACAAGTGGCGGTCGAAGATCTTCAAGATGCGCGACAAGGAGAACCTCGCCGCGATGAAGGTCTACTTCACGGTGCCGACGGGAGCGCCGACGCTCACCACGGAAGTGGTAAGCCCGACGACGCTGACCGCCACCATGTATGGGATCGTGCGCGTGTACTGCGATGGGGTGCTGCGTTACTCCCGAGAGTTACGGGTGTCCGGCACCGAGTTCCGCCTGCCGTCCGGCTTCAAGGCCGAGGAGTGGCAGTTCGAGGTCGAGGCGCGTGTGAAGGTCACGGACATGCAGGTGGCAAGCACCTCGAGGGAGCTCGCCAGTGTCTAATCGAAATAATCGAAACAACCGCTACACGGCGATCCCGGAGGTCCGTGATGACCTCCAGAGCATCGCCACGGCGGTGCGCGCTCTGAAGCAGACAGTCGACGTCCTGTCACGGCAGTCGGGCAACGAGGACGACTGGGCTGCCACGGTTGCCGATCTGACCACAGCGGTCACGACTGCCGCCAACCAGGCGACCAATAACACCGACTGGAGCCAGCTCCTCAACGATCCGACTATCGACGTCATCTTCGACCGCGCTGCGGCCAAGGCGGATCGGCTCGCGCAGGATACCCGTGACGAGGCGCGTATCGCGCTCGCCAAGCTCCAGACCGCTTTCGATAACTTTCGCAACGGCTACGTCGACGACAACGCCGTCATCAAGGCGTCGATCACGCAGCTCGAAGCGAGCGTCGAAGAGAACAACGCCAGGATCTCGAGCGAAGAGCTCGTTCGCGTCACTGCGACACAGGCCCTGGCCGGTCGCATCGACACCGTGAGCGCCCAGACGCAGGGCAGCCTCGCGGCAGTCACCAACGAGATCCTTGCACTGTCCGGCCCAACTGGGGCCATCGCCACGCAGATCAACGCGGTGACGACGGCGTCGACCAACGCCAAGACCTACATCCAGTCGACGCAGCCGCAGTCTCTGACGACGAACGCCTACTGGGTCGATCTCAACGGCGCGACGCCGGTCGTCAAGCAGTGGTCGGGATCGACGTGGACCACGCGCACGGCGACCATCGCAGCGACGGCTCCGAGCTCCCCTGCCACCAACGCGCTGTGGTTCGACACGACGGTCAGCCTGCTCAAACTGTGGAACGGTTCGGCCTGGGTGACACAGGCTGCGTTCGTGCAGTCGCGCACACCGACGACGATTGCAGTTGGTGATCTCTGGCTCGACACGACGCAGGCCAACGCACTTAAACGTTGGAACGGCACGGCGTGGGTGACGGTTGCAAACGTCGACAACCTCGGCGTGCTGCTCTCCACGTTGGTGACGGAGAGCATCTCGAAGACCGATGCCGACCGCACGACCGCGACGCGCATCGACAACCTGATCTCGCTGGCTCCCGACGGGAACTCGGCGACTATCAACAACACCCAGATTACGACGGCGACGCGCACCGAAGCGCTGGCGAGCGACCTCACGAACCTCGAGGTCCAAACGACGGGTGGTTCGGCGGGGGGCTTCTATCGGCTGCTGGCCTCTGCGTCTCCCGCTGACGGAGCGCTGGCCGAGTTTCAGATCCAGGTTCGTGCCGCTCAGAGTGGGGCGAACTCGACGTACTCGACTGCCGGGATGCGTATCCAAGCGATGTCGAACGGCACGAGCCGGGTCAAGTTCAACACCGACCAGTTCATCATTGCCAACGCGACTGACACCTACACACCGTTTGCGGTCACGAGCGGGCAGCTCGCGGTCAATGCGCTGATCGCTGCGGCCAATGTCAACGGCCAGCTCACGACGTCGCAGATCGCCGGGCTGGGTGCGTTCGCTACACTGAGCAAGATCCCTGCGGCGAGTGCAGCGACGTATATCGACAACCTCGCAGTTTCGAGTGCGCTGATCGCCAACGGTGCCATTGTCAACGCAAAGATCGGCGATGCCGAGATCACCAGCGCAAAGATTGCCAACGCCGCGATCACGAACGCAAAGATCGGCAACGCTGAGATCACTACACTCAAGATCGGAGCCAACCAGGTCACGGTCCCGGTCCGGTATTCGTTTGGTTCGGTAGCCGGAAGTGGGAGCACATTCACTGGCTCGTTCACATTACCCGACGCCGCCAATGTCCTGCTGGTTGTCTCCGTCGCACTGCCGAACGACAACAATTACTATGTGGATGATACCGGGTATGGTTACACCACGGTCGTCTATGGCGTCAGTTCAAGTGCTACGGCGTTCTACCCGCTATCGTTCTCGTCGCGAATACAGATCAGCATTGACGGTGTTGGAGTGTTCGATGAAACGCCGCCGCACATGCAAGGCGCGTTGAGTAGTGTGATCGCATCGCGTTCAGTCGCGAGCGGTGGCACGAAGAGCTTCAGCATTACCATTACACCCAGTACGGTTAATGCCGGTGGTTACCCCTCAACAGGATCGTGCCCCCGTAACGTCACAGCGTTTATATTGGCAGCAGCGCGATGAAGGCGATCTATTACGATATAACGACTGGCGTCATCACAAAGGCTATCGAAGCCACGGATGAGATCGTCGCTCTGAACCAAGGGCCGAACGAGGCGATCTTGGCGAGCGACCCGCCAGACAACATCACCGAGTACATGGTTGTTGCGGGTCAGCTTCAGAAGAAACCAGAGATGCCCCTCATCGTTTCCGGCACGACGATCAGCAATATCCCTGTCGGTGCGGAGCTTCTGATCCCCAACGAGCCGAACTATATCGTCGACACGGGGTCGGTTACTCTCAGTGGTAACTACCCTCAGTCGATCCTTGTGACGTTTCAGCACCCGCTCTATCTGCCCGCCTCAGTCACGGTGGTGGTATGATTATTCAGATCAAACAGAATTACGCTGGTCTCAGGAAGGGCGAGTACCCCTCATCCGGCGACCAGCTCGACGCCGTTTTCAAACTGGCCAAAGCACTCAAGGACGCCGGTATCGAGCTCCCCGCCGATACGCTGGCGTGGATCGACCAGTGCCAGGCCATCAAAGACAAGTACCCAAAGCCGAATGATCGTAACCAACAACCCTGAGCATGGGCACGCGGTAGCACGCGGTGCGGGCGTCACTTTCAACCCGGCAGTGGATGTGGTCCTAGCCCGTGTTGTCGATGGCGAACTACGCGGTGGTGTGATTTTCAACAATTATACCGGTGCCAGCATAAACGTGCATATCTGGGGTAAGAACCCAAAATGGATTGACCGCGACCTGTTGTGGATGACTTGCGACTATATGTTCAAGCAGCTTGGTTGCAAGAAGGTATTCGCTCAGATACCAGCAAACAATAAGCGATCACTGGACTTTTCTCTTAACTTCGGGTTTAAGATAGAAGCCAGGATCGCTGACGTGTTCCCGGACGAAGACTTGTTCGTGCTCTCGATGTTACGCGAAGACTGCCGCTGGCTGAACCTCAGACCCAGCAAAGCGTTCTTGAAAGAGGAGGCTGCCTGATGGGCGGTAAATCTAAGGCTCCGCCACCCCCGGATTACAGCCAGCTCGCTGCCGCTTCTGAAAAGTCTGCAGAGTATTCCTACAAGCTCGGACAGGAACAGCTTGCTTGGGCCAAAGAGCAGTACGCCCAGGATCGCGAGATCTCCGACCGTGTCATCGGTCGTGCTATGGAGATCATGGACGCGAACCAACTGGCTGCGGAACGGGATCGAGCGTTCTACGAACAGAATTACAGGCCACTCGAGCAGGATCTGATCCGCGACGCGCAGACCTATGGCAGTGCCGAGCGGCGCGAGCTCGAGATGGGTCGCGCCGAAGCCAACGTCGCTCAACAGTTCGAGCAGGCACGGCAGGCTGCAACCCGTAACCTTGAGAGCTTCGGCATTGACCCAAGCTCGACGCGCTACGCGGCCCTCGACATCGGCGTGCGTACCAATCAGGCGGCTGCTACGGCGGCTGCGGGCAACCAGGCGAACGCCCAGGTCGATGCGATCCAGCGCGCTCTTCGCTCCGAAGCCATCAACGTCGGCAAGGGCTATCCCGGCCAGGTCGCAGCGACCTACGGTACAGCGCTTCAGAGCGGCAACCAGGCGGTCAACTCCGGCCTTGCCACCACAGCATCGGGTGCCAACACCATGGGCACCGCCACCCAGTGGCAGGGTCTGGGCAACCAGGCCGTCGGCCAGTGGGGCAACATCCTCAATATGGGCTACCAGAACTCGCTTGATGCGTGGAAGGCCAACCAGCAGAGCTCGTCTGGTATCGGCACCGCGCTCGGCATGGGGCTTGGTCTGCTCACCACACCATTGAAGGGTACGGCGCTTGGGATGCTCGCCGATGGCGGTGCGGTTCCCGAAGCGGCGTCGCCCACTCGCGGGCAGGCGGTCGACGATGTGCCTGCACGTCTCAACGCTGGCGAGTTCGTCGTGCCGAAGGAGGTCGTCTCCTGGGTCGGCGAGAAGACCATGCACCAGATGATCGAGAAGGCGAAGAAGGAGAAGACGGAGCTGCCGCAGCGCTCCGGTGCGATCCCGGACGTCGCCGTCGTGCCCGGACCTGAGCGTCCGAACTTCGTGTCCCGTCCAGGAGCTATCTGATGTCCTTTGCTCAGGAGATGCGCGACTTCGCCGCTGGCTACAAAGCCATCGCGGAAACCAATCGCCGCAGTCGCTATGCCCGCGACAAGGAAGATGAGGCCGAAGACATCTACGCCGGTTACGGCGGTGACGATGGCAAGAAGGGTGGCGGGTTCCTCGACACTCTGAAGGGCTTTTTCACTGGTGGCGACAAGCCAACCGAAGGCGCTGTGCCTGCTCCCGATAGCACCGCTGCCGCTCCGACTTCTGAAGCTAATCCGCGTGAGACCACCTTCGGTCGGCTCAACGCTGCCTACAAGGCTGCCGAGAGCAAGGGCGACCTGAAGGGCATGGAAACCATCATGAAGAACATCAAGCGGCTCAACGAGCTGCCGAGTTCTTCTGGTGCGGCCAAGCCTGTTGCGAAGCCCGCTGTGAAAGCTGCTCCGAAACCGGCAGTGGCGGATACGGCTGCTCCCAAGAATTATGGACTGCCCGAGGGTGGCTACGCTCCGAAGCCGAAGAGCACCCTGCCTGCCCTGCCTGACCGGGTCGAGAACGAAGCGCTTGAGGTCGACCCCGAGGTCGATGAAGACGCTTATCGCGCACGCGGTACGTTCATCGGCGCTGTTGGTGGGTTGGTCCCGGAGATGGACGAAGAGGCCATCCCGGTTACTCCCGCAAGTTACCAAGAGCCGGTGGCCGAGGCCCCGGTTGATGAAGACCCCAACACAGTCGCCCGCGATATGTCAGACATGGCGATGCCGGGTTACGCGGCTGCGTTCCGTCGCGCGTCGCAGGAGCTCTCGCCCCCGTCTGGCGTGCCGGATGAAGCCGAGACCAATGCACGCACAGCCTCTTTCCTGCGCGGCGATAACGCTGCGAAGGACGAGGAGGTCAAGGCGATTGACGCCATCATCGACCCGCAGAACCGTCTGCCTCCGCAGGCGAAGTCGGCTGCCCGCGTCGCGGCAATCTGGAAGTACTACTCGGAGCGCGGTGAGGAAGGTAAGGCTGAAGACCTCATCAACCGCCTGGCTGCCTATGACCGTCGCAACTCGCAGACGCGCGGTATGCTGGCCATGCAGGCGTTCGAGGACGGCAATCTCCCCGCCGCCGCGAAGATCATCAAGGACACCTACGAGCAGGATCTGCCCGGCGCAGACCTGATCCAGCCCGCCGTTCTCCAGAACGGCAACATCAAGGCTGACGTCATCCGCGATGGCCAGGTGGTCGAGAGCGTCGAGGCGACGCCGCAGGAGTTCAAGGGCCTCATCCAGCAGGTGGCGTCCGGCCAGGCTCACTCGCAGCAGTCGCTCAATCTCATCACCCAGTGGGAAAGCAACCGCAAGGCGGCGAAGACCCGTGCGCAGGGTGGTGGCAGCTCCGGCCCGGCCATCGACGACGACATCAAGCGTGGGCTCCTGACGACCCGTCGCGCCTACGCGCAGGCTCTTGCTGACCGGGACGACAGCCCTGAGTGGCAGGAGTACTTCGAGAAGGTGAAGGGTGCGGTGCAGGCGCAGGAAGACCGCGCCATTGCCTACGCTGACAAGGTCGGCGGCAAGGATCGCGACAAGGTGCTTCGCGCCCTTGGCGTTGGCAACGTGCCGACGGCAGCGACCGTGCCCAGCCCGAACAAGGGTGGCGGCAGGCTCAACCAGCCGAACGTGCCGACGAAGAAGAACAAGAAGGGCGAGGACGAGGTCGACGAGGTCGAAGTCCTGCGCCGTCGCATCCAGAACGCGGACATCCTCGAGCAGTTCGGCGTGCCGATTGACGAGAACGGCAAGGCGACCGTCCAGCGTGACCCGTCCTACAAGGCGACGAAGGAAGAGCAGGAAGCTGCTCGCAAGACCATCGAGCCTCTGCGCCAGCGTCTGAAGCTCGAGTACGCCAAGAAGGTTTACGATGAGGTCGAGGACAGCCCCGGCTACAAGGAAAACTATTCTGCTCGCAAGTCCGAGAACGAAGACGCTCTGAACGAGTATCTCGGCGTGACGAGCCCGGAAGATCTGGCTCTCAAGCGCAACAAGGGTGAAGCGAACGATCCGCGTCTCGACAAGACGCCGGAGCGCCGTGAGTACCTGCGCATGATGGATATGATCCGCCGCAAGAACGACAACGTCGACGGGGTGGACATCGCCAAGTTCATCGACGGTATCGCCCGCGACGGCGAGTACCGGCTCGAGGTCGACGCCAAGGGTCGCGTCGTCTATGGCGGCAAGCGCTTGTTCGTCAACGACGAGACGCTCGAAGGCATCGCTCGCCTGCGCAACAAGTACAAGGCCGAGGCTTCCAAGCCGAAGGAGCCGCCGAAGCCTAGTACGACGCGCCGTATCATTGACGCTCTCGATCCGTCACCGCTGATCGAGAAGGGCAACAAGAACCTGCAGGTCAAGGACGCACAGGGGAACGACATCAACATCCTCTCGGTCCCAGGTCGCATGATCGACGCGCTGGGCCAGAAGCGGATCACCGTTCCGATCCCCGAAGACACGACCCCGGCCCAGGCACGACCGCCTATGTACGCCCCGCAGAACGACCCGCGTGGTCGCTTCGGTTCCGGCAAGCGTGCGCTCCCTGTTGATTAAAGTCCTTCGAGGCTTCCATGGCTGATGATGATCTCTCCGTCCTCTTCGAAACGTTTGAGGGTTCGAAGCCTCCTCGTGAGGTAGCGGAGAACGAGCGGGACACGACCTGGGGCGATTATGGTCGCGCCCTGGGTATCGGTGCGCTCAACGTCGGCGCTGGTATCGCTGCTGCCACCGAATACCTGACTGATGGGGCGGTTGGCGGAGAGACACGGCGAACCTTCAAGGAGCTCGCCGACGAGCAGATGAAGGAGACCTCGCCCGCCTTCCAGCGTGCAGCAGGTGCCGCCTTCCTACCTGAGACCGTTGATGACCTTAGCATCTGGGACGTCGGCATCGGTCGAGCCCTTGCGGCTAAGTCAACCCTGGCTGCTCCGTCTCTGGCCGCGACAGTCGCATCCGTCATGCCGGTCAGCTTGGGACTACGCCTGCTGGGCGTTGGCGCTGCAGCTCGTGCTCCCCTTGTTGGCGCTGCCGCAAAAGGCTCTGCCGCTCTCCAGAACGCTGGCGACGTCGCTGGTCAGATCTATGAGAACGTAGAGAAGCTCGACCACGACACTCTGATGCAGAGTGAGAAATACCGCAGCTACATCGAGGCTGGTGACAGCCAGGAAGTAGCCAAGGAGAAGTTCCGCAAGGACGCGGTCGGCTACGCTCCGATCATCGCGGGTGCCATCACCTACATGACGGGGGGCCTCGAAGGCCAGCTCGGTCGGCGCATCGGTGGTGAAGCAGCCAAAGGCATCATCAAGGGTGCAAAGCGCGGCGCTGCAACCGAAGCCCTGCAGGAAGCCCTCGAAAGTGGGTCCGGCGAAGTACTCACTCAGGACGCTCTGGTCAGCGAAGGCATCGGCCAGCGCAACTGGATCAAGGCTCTCAACGCTGCCATTGAAGGTGGTGTGGTTGGTGGCGTGCTCGGTGCAGCCGGTGGTGCTCTTGGCGGTATCGGCAAGACCGACGCTGGTCCGCTCGACCCGGCCACGAAGTTCGCACTCGATCAGAAGCAGCAGGATGAGGCAGCTCCTCCGCCGCCTGCACCGCCAGCGAGCACCGCTGCTCCGGTTACTCCCGGAGTAACGCCAACTCCCCCGACTGAGGCACCACCCGCTGGCGAGGCAGCTCCTCCCGCACCGCCCGCACCCCCACGGGCTTACAACTATTTCTACAAGATGGCTCTGGATCGCTTCGCGAAACAGGGCATCGAGCTCTCGCCAGAGATGGCCGATGAGCTGTCGACGCGCGTCACCGAGATGCTCAAGACGACGTCGGGTCGCGACAACCCGGCCCGGTTCGCTGCGTTCAACGCCATCACGTCTGACATCGCCAATCGCGCCAAGCCAGCCGTTACTCCGGCTCCTGCCGCTCCGCCCGTCCAGACCCAGCAGCAGGCTGATGAAGCTGCGATGCAGGCAGGTGTGGAAGCGCTTGATGGTCCGGTGCCTGAGCGCCCTCGCACACTGCAAGAGCAGGTCAAGATGCTCACGACTGGCGACCGCCAGGCCGTGTACATTCCGTTCACGACGCCCGAAGCCGAGCGCCCGAAGAAGCCCAAGGGCATCGAGAAGGTGTTCGTCAAGAATGGCATCGTCTACTACAACCCCGCACGCTTGAAGCCTGCCTACATCCGCAAGGCTGACGCTGCTGATCGCCTTAACGACATCCTCCCGATGGGCGCGACGCCGCAGTTCGAGGCGGTCAAAGCTGTCAAGGAACGCGGCGCTGATCCCAAGGTCGTGCAGGTTCTCAAGGACGGCATTTCTGTTCTGGACGCTGCATCGTCCAGTGAGACCGTTGCGCAGGACGTGCAGCAGATCGCGGCACAAGCTCCGGCTGATACGCAAGTCGTCGTGCGCGATGACCCTCAAGCCGTGCTCCAGGAGCGCATCGAGGGTCGCGAACAGGATCTTGCAGAGCAACGTGGTCCGAAGATTGCGCCAAAGACGGGCCGCATCCTCGAGGCTGTGACGAACAAGGCCAATCAGAAGGCCACGAACAAGGCCATCCAGAAGAACCTGAAGGAGGCGGAAGCCGAGCCAAAGGCTCCTCGCACCTTCAAGGACAACGAAGAGAAGGCGAAGCGCGAAGCTGACAACGCTACCGCGAAGGAACTCTTCCAGAAGTGGGTGCCGGAGAACACGTCGTTCCCGCAGACGGACGCAGAGCGCCAGGCACTTTTCGACCGCCTCGACGGTATGCTCAAGGAAGCTAAGGAGCGTGGCGTCAAGATCCTTGGCAAGGTGCTGGGTGACACGGTGAGCGGTGAGCTCGCCTACCTCACCGAGGCGCGTGCGCTTCGCACCGAGATGAAGACCAATAAGAAGAAGGTCAGCGATGATCGCATCCTGACGTTCTTGGGGCGCGAGCTGGCCATCAAGAAGGGCGAGGTCGACGAGGTTAAGTCGGAGCGCCGCTCTGAAGGTGAGATGGCGAGCCGCCAGGACCAGGGCGACGTCGACGCCAAAGCCGACCTGACGGAAGACGCAACGCCTGAAGATGCGCTCATCGCAAAGCAGGAAGCCGAGGACGAGATCGTCCTGCGCGACGAGAAGGAAGTCGTCGAGAACGCGAACGAGCGCGAGAGCATCTTTGACCGCGCGCGTCGTGAGGCGCTTGAGCGCAACAAAGACAAGATCGACAAGATCAGGGCGCTTGCCAATGACGCGGCAGCTACCGAGGGCGAGCGCGCTGCAGCGCAGGACGCTGTTCGCCGTATCGAAGAGGGCGGCAGCGCCGATCTGATTGAGAAGATCGTCGCGGCTTCCGTCGTCAAGGGCGAGAACAAGGAAGGCAAGTTCAAGGTCGAGAGCAAGCGCAAGATCGAGGGCCTGCGCCCGAAGGTCGAGGGCAAGATCGCCCTGACGAAGAAGGCTTCGACGCCCGAGATCAAAAAATCGGTACGCCGCACCATCGAAGGGTTCAACCCTGACCGGGCTCCAGAACAGATCTACCGGTCGCGCCGCCGTGCACCGACGGAAGCACAAGCGCGGGCGCTCGCCGAAGAGAATGGGATCGACTTCGATCTGATCCTCGGCGGGTTGCCGTACACCAAGGACGACGGCTTCCAACTGCAGGATGGCCTGGCTGGTTGGAACACGCTCACCAACGAGCAGAAGGCGCTGTTTGACAACAACGCTCTCGAGTACATGGCAGCTATGTCGGAGGAGGATTTCGCCGACAACGCGCGCGGTGGTCTGAACCCAGTCACCTGGCTCAATAACAAGTTCAAACGTTGGGACGCTCTGTCGGCTGCACAGCGGGCGCAGTTCGACGACGGCTTCATTCAGTTCCTTTATAACGAGAACCCGGACCCCTTCGGCGGTCCCTCGATGACGCGGGAAGAGGCCATCAACAATGGCATACTTCCTGGTCGTAATGGGGAGATGTTCCAAGCTCTCCAGGTCTCGACCATCAAAGAGATGAAGAGGTTCATGATGAACCTCGACAAAATCGAGAACCCGGTACTTCGGGAAGTAATGAAGTTTGTTTGGGAGCGCATCGACGCGCGCATCCCGAACATGAAGGTTCTGATCCTGGACGAGGCGGACGTTTTGAGCTTCGCAAAGAACGCCGATGCGTTCTACTCTCGTGCAGGGACGACAGACTTTATTGTCCTGTCAGCACAGAAACTGGCCGACCCGTTCCACACGACTGCGGTGCTGACGCACGAAGCCATGCACGGCCTGACTTCCATCGCGCTCGACAACGACCAGCAGTTCTTCGGGACGCTTAAAGCTATCGCGGACGAAGTGCGCTCGGTCATTGGCGGCAAGCGCATGAGCGACCTGCTCGGCGTCACGCTCGAGGAGCGTGAGAACCCGCTGCTCACTGAGCAGTATGGTTTCACCGACATGCACGAGTTCGTGGCTGAAGCCTTCTCGAACCCCATGTTCCAGAAGATGCTCTCCGAGATCCAGATCTCGGACAAGCTGGCCAAGCAGCTCGGGATGCAGAGTTGGTCGGCGCGTTCGCTGTGGGATGCCATGGTCAACGCGGTGCGCAAGCTCCTGAACATGCCCCCGAACACCTTCACGGCGCTCGAGGGTGTTATGCGCGTGACCAAGGACGTGATGGCCGCGCAGCGCAACATGCCTGCCGACGCGCAGCTCAAAGCTGCCGATGCGATGGGCCAATTCATCTCCCGCGATGCGGCGATGCAGGCCGCTCGTGGCTTTGCAGAAAGCATGACGCCGACGACCATCGGCAACCGCAAGAAGCTGCTCGCCGTCTCGACGCTCGATCAAATCCGGCAGTGGTATCGCGGTACGTTCGTGAATGAGAGGGGCCAGGACGTTCTGGAGAAGCTCATCTCCAACATCCAGCGCATCCGTCCGTTCGCCGACGACAAGCGCGAGCGCGGTGAGAAGCTGGCCCAGCGCTTCATGGACTTCGCGGCGAACAACCGCGAGGCAGCCAACGAGTTCGCCGACATCGCCAACTCGGTCACGATGCTCAACGCGAACCTCTTCGGGCCGAACGAGCACTGGGGCGACAACCGTCGTGATAGCTGGCAGGCGCGTGCGTTACTCCCAGAGTTACAGCGCCGCTTCGCCCAGGTTGAGAACGCCAGCCCCGGCGCACGTCAGCTCTACGAGGACATGGTCGCCTACTACCGCGACACGCAGAACGAGATCACGCGCCAGCTCGTCGACAACATCCTCGCCGAGCATGACATGGACCTGTCCAGCGCCGACCGCGCCTCGATCACCAAGAAGGTGATGGAGGGTACGCTCGACGATGCAGCCAAGGAGCTCATCAACAACTCGACGATCTTCAACGCGCTCAAGGATGCACGCGCCCTGCGCCTCATCCAGGGAGACTACTTCCCGCTCATGCGGCATGGCGAGTTCGTCGTTCAGACGCGCGACACGATTGGCGATCTGATGGGCGGCGTCGAGGTCGAGCCCGGTGTGATTGAGTTCACCGGCAAGACCGAGAAGGACGCGCTCAAGATGGCGGAAGCCTTCGCGAAGCGTGAGACCAAGGGCGCTGGCTTCACCAAGGAAGACGGCGTGCCGCTCATCCTGTCTGGCCCGACCGCACGCGAGGTCTCGTCGGACAGCAGCGATTACAAATTCCGGGTCAAGGTGCAGCTCGACGGGCTGCACATCTTCGACACCCAGGCGGAGGCCGAGAGCTTCATCCAAAGCGAGAAGGGCAAGTATGCCCAGATCAGCGAGGCTCCCCTCCTCAAGCGCGATGACGGCACGTTTGGCGGGGAGCTCTCTAACTCCGCCCTTGCCGCCATCGCCAAATCCATCAGCGCTCGTGAGGGCATCTCCCAAGGTCAGAAGGAGATGATGCTCACGGCGCTGAAGCAGGCGGCAGTCCGGCAGATGGCTGGCAACCGCGTGCAGAAGCGTGCGCTCCCGCGTCGCGGGTTCATCGGCGCATCGAGCGATCTCGCCCGTAACACCCTCGTCTATGCCGAGGCGTCGACCCGTTACCTGGGCAAGCTGCGCTACATGCCGCTGGTGCGCGAAGCGTTCACCGAGATGCAGAAGCTGACGGACGCCGCCCGCTACACGAAGGACCATCAGGCGATGGACCAGATCGTGCAGCACCTGCGCGCCCGCGTTGACGGCAACGTGGTCACCGAGCAGGAGACCTCGCCGATCATCCGCGACATCATGACGATGTCCTACATCGACAAGCTGGCCTCGCCTGCCTACTCGTTCCTTCAGGTGATGCAGCCCACCATGATGACGCTGCCCTACCTGTCGGGCCGTTATGGTGTCGGTCAGGCAGGCGGTGCGATCTCTCAGGCGTATCGTTCGATTGGTGCCGGTGCCGCCATCGGTGGTGGCTTCCGCAACACCAAGCAGGCGATCACGCAGTTCGCCAAGGCGGCTATCGACAGCACCGACGTGCTGGGCTCGATCATGAAGAACGTCAGCAGTCAGCCGGACGGCCAGGCGCTGACCGCCCTGCTCAACGAGCTCTCCGAGCGCGGCATGATCGACAAGAACGCCGGGATGGAAGTGGCCGAGGTGGTGACCAAGGGCCGTGGCAAGTGGGCCATGGGCCTCTCGAAAGTCGACCGCATCGCCCGTCAGCTCCCCGCTGCCGTCGAACAGGTCAACCGCGCGGTCACGGCGATTGCCGCGTATCGCTTGGCTATCGAGAGCAAAGCCTCGCCCGAGAAGGCGATGCAGATGGCGTTCGACGCGGTGGCCAACACGCAGGGCGATTACTCGGCGAGTAACGCTCCGGCGATCTTCAACCATCCGATCTGGCGCATCTCGCTGCAGTTCAAGAAGTACGGGCAGATGTACTACGCCCTGTTCGGCGACATGCTCTACCGTGCGTTCAAGGACGCCTCTCCCCAAGAACGCGCCGTTGCCCGCAAGCAGCTCGCCCACCTCGTGTCGGTGCAGATCCTGGCTGCCGGTGCGCTTGGTGTCCCCGGCATGGAGGTCATCAAGATTGGTGTGATGGCGGCAAGTGCGCTGGGTCTGGGCGGTGGTTACGACGACTTCGAACGTGAAGTTCGCGAGGCTGCAGCCAACCTGTTTGGAAGCAAGACCGCAGGCGAGCTCATCACCAAGGGTATCATCCCCCGCGCCATTGGCCTCGACCTGTCGACCCGCTTGGGCGCAGACAGCTTGCTCACATTCGGCGAGCCGAAGAAGTACGACGAGACGAACGTCGGCGCGTACCTCTTCAACGTGTTCGCTGGTGCGCCGGGCTCGCTGGTCGTCGACCAGTTCAAGGCCGCGCGCGGCTTCGCTGACGCGATCAAGGACGGAGACGCAAGCCAGGCTGCGAAAGCCGCCGAGCTCCTGCCGCTGCCGAAGTTCATCGCTGACACGGCGAAGGCCGCACGCAAAGCGATGGAAGGCTCGACGAGCGCTAAGTCTGGTCGTCAGACGGAAGATCCGATTGGCATCGGCACTGCGGCGATCAACGCACTGGGCTTCCGCACGGCGGATCAGGCCGAGCGTAGCGCTGCCAAGGGTGCGCAGATTGCCGAGACGGAGCGTCGTCGTGAAGTCACCGGCTCGATGAGCAAACTGAAGAACCAGTTCGCCGAAGCCAAGAACGAAGGCGAGCGCGTGCGTGTCCTCAACCGTCTCAAGCAGCTCAACGCCACGCTGCCCGAGGAAGAGCGTCAGACGCCCGCGCAGTTCCGCGCCTTCGCCAAAAAGTTCCAGAAGGACAAGGCTGCTGGGATGGTGTCAGGCGGAGCCCGGTTCCGTAACGAGGCCGAGCGCCAGGCCAGCGAGCGCGCTGCCGCCCCCTACAACTTTGCGAGGTAACAATGAGCAAACGCGATCCGATCTCCCATCGCACGCCTGAGCAAGTCCGCAAGCAGGTGAAGGGCTACAACGCCCGCCCTGAGAACTTGCAGAAGCGCGTCAAGAACAACCAGGCCCGCGCCATGCTCATGAAAGAGGGTGTGGTGAAGAAGGGGGATGGGAAGGACGTGGATCACAAGACGCCACTACGCAGTGGCGGAGGTAACTCTCGGAGTAACCTACGAGCGATCCCCAAGGGGCGGAACCGTGGCTGGCGCGATGGCGTCTAACGCCTCCATCACATCCCGCAGGCGGTCGTCGATCCGCTTCTCCTTCATCAGGATCTCACGGATATAAGCCGCGCCAGACTTCCCGCTCTGGCGCGCTGTCTTTTGTACCCAGTCGTAGAGCTCTTCCGACAGGATGATGTTGTAAGTTTTGTTAATGAATGGGTTGCGTGGTCGGGCCATTTAATCGTCGTCCTCATCGTCATCGACGATGTTAATCATCATGGATTTAATGCGCTCAAGAAGCCATACGGCGACCATGCCGTCAGCGAAAGAGCTGTCGAAATACTCAGACCCATCTTCTGCGTATCCGATGACCATAACCTTATCGAGCTTGCCCTTGGCTTCCTCGAGGATGTCATCAGGATTGAGATCTAACAGCGTCTCACCGGGAAACTTGACTACGTTTGACATGGGTGGGCCTCCTGTAACCCGGACGCTATACTTGCCGGGTTACAGAAGAAAGACCCCCACTACCTGATACTAAGCTGTAACTTTACATAGGCATCCCGCAGTGCAGCACTCTGGCTGCGGAACGGTCCCTCCTCGTCGGTCGAGACAATCCTGCGCTTTACCTGCCTGTGCCAGTACCAGCCACCGTATCGCACCGGCTCATCCTGATCCCTCTCAGAGTTCCAGTGCTTGGTGACACGGCGGTCGGCGAAGTAGGTGATGATCCCAGCCTTCTTGGTGGCTGCCAGAACCTTATCCGATAGTCTCACTCGTCTCTCCCTGGTGGTGGGAAGGCCAGTGTTATCAACGGTTACGCCCTAGTCTATTGGATTTTTTCAGGCGTGTTTGGTTGGATCATGCTCGGGTTTTGGCGTCCAATCGTTTGATGGTTTGATCGGCCCGGTCGAGCCAGTGCAGCTTGCGGACACTCATAGGCACGATCCTGCCGTTGAAGGTGGTCTCGAACTTCGTCGAGACCTCGAACTCTTCCAACACCACCGGCCTTGCGAGACGCTCCTCGCGGAGCTGTTTCCTGCGCCTCCAGTCAGTCATCGTTCGCCACTCCCAGCGCCTGCTTGGCACGGACGACAGCCCGCACGAGCGTATTGACCTCCTTGTCGTAGATGATCTGGTTGAGCGCATCCTCGTAGCGCTTCTTGGTCATCTCGAGCCACTTGATCCGATCCTGCAGCTTGCGGGTATCGGGGTCGAGATCGTCGACCCAGTCGAACAAATCATTGGCCATTCTTTCCCTCCAGCGTTCGACCAACAGACCAATTCTTAAAGCCTCTCACCTTGCCGTTCGGCACGGCCCAGACTTCAGCGGTGTCGTCCATGATGACGACCCACATGAGATCGTGTTCGACGCCGTAATCAATGACAGCAATAGCCTCGCCACCGGCATTTCGTTCTGGAATGTAGAGAGGGATACTAGGGTTGAGTTGTGTTAGGGACATTGAACCACTCAGCTAATCGGTCATTCCACTCGTCCATGTCGGGGTGGAAGACGGGTACTTCGGAAGTAACCATGCGGGTACGAAGCAACATCATGTAGCGCTCGCTCATTTCATCGAGCGCTTTGATGAGATCGTCGCGGGTCATGTCTTCGATCCGTTTGCCACCGTAAGCTGCGATCACGCAGCTTCCTCCTGCGCAGCAATTTCTGCGAGCGGGGTTCCCACCACATGGATCTGCAAGACGTACTCGCTGCCGGTTGCAAAGTCGGTTCCCGAACCAAGACGACCGACCGTCTGGTGCATCCCGAACTCCTTCTCCAGCGCCTTGAGGAAGACGTGGTTGGAGTAGCCAGCCTTCGAGAGCCACTCGCGCAACTGGTACGAGCTGATGCGCAGCAGGCCGTCGTCAACGCCAACCTGGACGTAGATGCCTTCGAGCTTGCTGGTGTTGTCGCGCACCACCTTGATCGAGCCGGTCGGCGGCTTGCCCTTCGCGACATGGATCTTGTTGGTGTAGAGCGTGTGGCGAGCGCGCATCGAGCCGAGGAACTGGGTCAGCACGTTCGACACGTTGATCTGCTTGCGCATGTCGACGGTCTGGCTGGCGCGTTCAGCGCGCATGTTACTCACGCAAGTAACCAGGAATTCCTCGAGTGCGGGGACGTCGATGTCGGTGAAGCCGAGCTTGTTGCCGTAGACGGCACCCTGCACCAGGCACACCACAGCAGCGTGCCAGAAGCGCTCTTCTGCGTCGGTCTGCAAGCGGTCAGCGAGGCGCGAGGAGAGCAGCGACATCTCGATGTCGATCTGCGGGTGGTAGCGTCCCAGGAACTCCGCGTACTCCAGACCGATGCAGCCGTAGTTGTCGTTGAGCTTGGCGACCATGAGCGCCGCAGCGGTCTTGTCGATCTGACCCGTCGTGCCCGGTGCGAGCGTGTACTCGAGCACGCGCATCAGGCCCGCCGTCGTCATCTTCGTCGCGCGGGTGATGAAGTCGATGAGGCTGTCGTTGGAAGCGCACAGCATCATGGTCTCCCATGTGCCGACTTCCTTCTGCGATGCCTGAGCCGTCAGCCGCGACTTCTCCTTGCCGCTTGAGAGCTGGAACGCGAGGTTCACGAACTTGCGCGTGTCCTCTTCCGTCTTGAGCTCGTCCCAGTACAAGGGCAGGTTCTTGATCTCGCCGAGCTTGTTGACGACGCTGTTCTGCGTGTCGTTGAGCTGCTGCACGCCCTTCACGGGATTGCCCCACACGGCCTGAGCAATAGACACCGCCGTCGATTTGCCGATGCCGCTCTCGAGCGAGTAACTCGAGATAAGTAACCCGCGCTGTCCGGTGAACCGCACCAAGGGAGCTGCGAACGCGCTTGCGATGATGAGGTCCAGGCCGGGGCGGCGCTGGTCGGTAATCATCTTGGCTGCCGTGATCCACGGATCGCGCGTGCCGGTCGGCGTGTACTGCACCTGGATGTTGGGGTTGGGGTTTGCACCGGGGCGCTCGTCATGCGGCATGAACACCGTGCCGCCGAACGAGAAGCCCTCGAGCGAACCGTTGGCTGTCGTCCACCCAAACGGGCTAGACGTCACAACCGAATTGCGTCCCTGACGCAGCTTGTCTACCCAAGCCATAATGAACTCCTTGAACTTGCGCATGTACTGCTCTTGCAAGTTCATTCCTTGATTGCTGATGTGTTTGAAGAAGCCTTCCTTCGTGGGCATGAGCTCGAAGGGAATGTTGATCTGGGACGTGATGTCTTCGTTGATCGTCACCGTGAAATTCAAGATCCACGGATTGCGTTGAAGCCAGCCGTCAGTGATCGGGTAGGGAGCCACCATCACACGATCAAAACTTCCATCCTCCTGAGCGATGAGCTGGAAGATGAAACCATCTGCGTCCCTCGTGTAGTGAGGAGGGAGATCGTTGGATGTTTTGATAGGCTGCTTCTTCGGCGCGAGGTTACTACCGAAGTTAAGCGGGCTCTTGCCATCCATGCGATGGGGGCAGACGTTGCACGCTGTGCACCCCGACGATGCGATGGTGTTACACGACGGCCAGCCAAGGTTCTTGCGTTCCTTGTCCTGCAGCTTGCGGTCGTAGAGCTCGTCGGTGCTCTCCTGCGTGTAGCCCTCGTGTCCCTGCGCCATGCGGTGGGCATCGTCACGGCCACCTTCGGTGAACGTGGAGATGAGCGTGGTCAGGTTCCACAGCGGGTTCGAGTAACCCGCGCCACCGTCAGCCAGCGCATCGCGAATGAACGCACACTCAGGCGCGACGTCGTCGAGCTTGACGGGCGGGGCCTTCGTGATCTCGATCCCGGCAGCGAGGTCGGAGACGCCTTGCAGCGGTGCGCGGGCGGGGAGTGTGGGCTCCGCACGGTAGCCGCTTTCGTAGGGCGTGAGA